GCTACCGCAGTTTCGGCAACCTCCCATCATGCCCGTGGGAGCGTCGCAGTTGCCGCAGTGGTACCCGATGCACCGGGCCTCTCGACCCTCCGGGTGCCAGATGGTGCAGGAGCGGTGATCCGCTCCGTCATCGACCGGCCTGCCGATGTCCTCCGGCCAATGGCCGGTTGTTTCGTCCGGCTCGACCTTGGCACCGTCTGGTGCCTCACCCTGCCGAATCAGGGTGACTCTCCAATTCTTGGAGAGATAGAGCCGCCGATGGTGGCAGCCATCCTGCATGTAGGCCGCGTGAGCCTCCGAGATTCGGGCCTTCCCGATGTCCTCCTGCGTTACCGCAGGGTAGATCGAGTGGATGTTCTCGATGGCATAGCCACCGAGGTTATCCGGGCCTTGCACCTCCCCTTCGGGGAGAAGGGCGATGGTGACTCGGCATCCATCGAGGTCGGCGAAGTCTACGAGCGTCGTGGTGATCGACATGAGCGATCTCCCTTCTAGCGGCTACGCCGCTGCCGCCGACGCTCTCGGGCCGTGGTGCGAGGCTCGTTGAGCATCGGGTCCTCCTCCGGAGCCATGGTGTGCCGGTGCCCTCTGACGAGGGCAAGCTCGACCATCCCGGAGATTCCGATGGTGGAGCGTCGTGCTACGCCAGCCCTGTGATAGGGCTGCTTGGCATCGGCGCGAGTGCGCCAGTTGCCGGGATTGCTTCGCCAGCTTCCCGCAAGGGGCTGATTGTGCTTCATGCGGCGTTCCCTTCGATCCGGGCGAGTTCTCTCGCCAGTTCCTCAGCCTGCTTAAGCAGACTTTCGAGCAGCTTGCGGCAACGTTCGTTGCACATGGTGACTCTCCTAGAGTCCGATGGTGACTGCGATGGCAGCGGTTATCAAACCGCCGATGGCGATGGTGGCCGCTCGAAGAAGCTTCGAGCCAAGCGTATCCCCGTACATATCCGGCATGCGTGCATACCTCCTGTTCGATTGTTTGCACGCTTACGTCAGCACCCTACAGGGTGGGGCTAGGTGAGGCTAGTCCTGCGGCTCGGCCTTACGGCCGTGGTCCTGCTTGGCCTGCTCCTGCTCGGCCTTCTCCCACGACTCCCAATCGAAGTCGTACTCTGCGTCCACGTCGAGGGTGACATCCTCGTAGGGGGTGAGCGCCATGCGCTCCGCGTTCGTGTAGCGGCTCATCGAATTTCTCCTTTTGTTGCAGGGGTTATCGGTTCGCTGAGGGGTGCTGGCGTAAGCGCACCGTGCGAGGGTGGATTCGGGCGAGTAGGTTGGCTGGGCATAAGCTCGCAGCGCAAGGCCCTTACGTCGCCCCCGCACGGTCACGCAAACGTTCCGTGGATTTTTTACCCGCTGGCGGTCCCAGGGCATGCGTGCATACCGAGTATGCGTGCATACACCTTCCCCACACTGGCTCCCTCAGCGCATCGGATACCCTCCGCGCATCGGTACTGCGGTGCTTTCGGATGCGTGCATACGCGCGCCCCGTTTGCGTCCAGCGGTCGTTACTCGGGATCGGAAGTCCCTCCCCTAAGCTCTCAGCTATCCGCACGGCAGCAGCCGTTACGCAACACACGGGCAAGCGTACAAAGGGGTTATGCGGGCATAGAATCAGGGCATGTGTCACCCCTGCGCGCTTCGCATTGCGTTAGGTCCGGCCTGTTAAGGCTCGACGCACCGCATGCGTGCATACGCATGATTCATCATAGCTCGGGCAGGTGCCTACCTTTTCGGTCCCTCACACAAGCGCATTGCCCGCCCAGGGCGCGTGGCATCCCACGCTAGCGCACTTGTGCTTCTCCGAAGCCTCAGCTTCGCTCCACTCACGCTGGGCCGCATGAGCGATCTTCTGCCCCCCTGCCAGGGGGCGAGTCGCTGATTCGACTGCTCGGCGACGCTCATCATCAGAGCAGACCGCAGCCAGGCCGACAAGGGGAACATACGTTCGTATTTGCAAAACCCCTGCAAATCGGCACTTTTTTGATCGTAAAATAGGTAGTTTTCCGAACACACGTTCCCCCCCAAAAGTTGCTCAAGAAAATTCCAGCAACTTTGCTCAAGACTTCTAAATTAGGCCCATAGGGTAATCCGTAGGTAGTACAAGAGTAACTAGTTAGGGTACATAGACCATACCCCATACCCCAGAAAACGTGTCCCCAATTTGGGGTAAAGCTCGTCATTGCTCAAGACACCTAAAGCATGTTTGTACCCCTTCTGTAGTACAACGCCCTACACCACATTGCAGCACCCCCCTCACCCCCCTGGGTATTCCACTTACCCCATCCGGGGGACAAATACGTTACGTTGTACGATTTTCACCCTAGGCTTGCACTTATGTATATTAAGTTCCCACGCACAACTTAATGCGAATAAGTTACGTTGTGTATTATCCATTTTGTCTATATGGACATTCTGCAATACCCCCACACTTATTTCGCTTAAGTGCTAAGCTCTACAAATGGCTAAATGTTCTAACCCTAAGTGTGCTTCTCACGACCCACTTAAAGCTGGTGTGCTTTCTGCCCCTACATATCGGCCCGCTTCACCCGGAATTTGTGGAATTTGTGGTAGTCCACTTGAGAAGCCCCCCGTTTCGTTTGTCGAACAAGAGACTGATAAGCTTTCGTGGAAAGTTCGAAAGTACGAGTGAGAGAGGAAAAAATGTCTAATGATCTAAGAACTGATGCTGTTTATGCCTGCGTACTTATTAACGCTCTTGAGGAGGAGGGCTATGTAGAGAACGGGCCTTATACGGTTAATATTGACGTAACGCACGCGGCCATTTCGTTATTCCAACTAGAGGATGGTTTTGAACCTCCTACTAGAGAAGAAGCAGAAGCAGTTGCTTTTGAACTAATGGACGAAATGGGAATAGAAGAAGGCCAGGAAGATGACATTCGTAAGCTCTTATCTTTGGTCAAGGTAGAGGGCGTCGATTTCGCTGACGATCTGATATAGTCCGATTCGGCCCAGCTTGGGAAGGGTCACCGAACACCGTGCAGAGAAGCCCTCGGTACCCGGAGTTGTTCTTACCTCCGCACCGGGGGTTTTCTCTTTGTGCTATCCTCTCTTTCGAAATAGGTCAACTTCGTCGGGCCGGAACCCAAACGAAGAGACCAACGGATTCGGCCCTCTGAGACCCAGGGGGTCGTTTTCGTTCTTGTGCTATTCTGTTCCGGTCTCCATCCTGACGGCTCTTCAAAAACCAAACAATGACTCGTCTGGGCGATTGAGTCTGAGGCAGAGAAAGGGACCGGGACCAAAGGCTGAGGTCATGGACAGCCTCCCGGTATCCCCTCAATTGACCATAAGGACAATTCGCAATGAATCTTCCTCGTAGGGAAATAGGCCAAATATGGGAATGGTATTCCGCTGACGGGAATCAAGCAGTAGAAGTCTACAAAATCGTAAGTAGAACAGAGTCAGCGCTACATACTTGGGAATTAGAAGTTATTAAAGATGAAAATGGCTATTCAGAAGTAGGAGACATCTTTACCTACGAGGATAAGTGGATTGACCAAGATGGTCCCGAGCAGTGGCGTCTTGTGCCAGAGAAAGAACCCGAGCAAGTAGAAGAACCGGAATCAAGAGAGACACTTGAGATATGAGTCTGCCAGAGCGTAAGGTCGGCCAGATTTGGCGTTGGAAGGCTAAAGACACTACCGCTATAGCTGATTACGAAGTTCTAAACGTTCGTACACAACAAGATGTGACTCTTAAGATGGTGGGTTCTACTTACAAAGCAGAATTTACAAGTTCGGACCCATTTGAATTTCACAATTGGGATCGCTTTGAGGAAAACTGGACACTTATCTATGTGCCAGTAGATGGAGAGATAGCCGAGGGAATAGCAGAGGCAAAATCGGAATGTGAGGTAATTGAGATATGAGTGAAGAAAGCCCCGTCTTCTTTATGAAGGCGTATCTTTGGGCTAAGGATAAGAATTGGTCTGAAGAGCAGGTCGATGAACTTATGAGCCGGTTTGCGGACTTCCTCGTTGAGAATGGATTTGGGAGCGTGGAAGGTGAAGACGAGCCGATCAACTCATTGGTGTTGTGCGGCCAGGAATATCAGCCGGATGAGGTAGAGGTTTTCCTTCAGAACATCACGACCCAGGAAAACGCCGATGTAACTTGTATACTGGTGCCTAAGCAATGAGTGAAGACAAGAAAATCCCAATTGAAAACATTCAGTTCGTAACTGGCTCTTTTGCGCCAGAACGAAAGGCAACTGTTAATGAATTCTGCAAAGCGATTGATGAATACATAAACGCGGTTGACAAGGAGCATGGGGAGTCCGAGGACTGGCCGAGTAAACAACTGCATGCACTCGTACAGGATTATCGTCAGCACCAGATCACGATTCGGAAGTCTAATTTCCTATATCGGCTTCTATATCTAGGAGAACGGGTGAGATTGGAGAAATGCCCCACACATAAGGGCAAGTGGTCTGGATATGGATGGGGCCGTCAATGTGCTTGCCAGGATTATGAGGCCGGTGGCTACGGTCCAGATATAACAGGTTGGCTACCCAGGAAAGATTAATGTTTGGTTGTGTAAAGGCAGTGATACATGAAATCTGGATCAATTTGGCGGGCGAGTCGTGGGACTACCAATACTCCACTACGCCCGACTGTAAAGTGTGCGGGCTGCCCCTTGTCCATGACGGAGAAGGTCGGCTCGTTTGTGCCAAGAAGCATTTTTGAGCAGTGGTATACTGGCTGATGATGCAAAAACTAGAAACCGTGTCTGTCATCGGTGATGGCAACGATGTGATCTTTCATAGCCCAAACGGGGCTAAGATAACGATTGCATCGGGAGTATATACAACGGGCAGCAACATAGTTGCGGGTCACATGGGCGTTAGCTATACCGCAACTGATGGATGTATCACATTTGTTGGCTGGCCGGGTAAGGTCGAACAGAAATTGCCTGAAATCGAAGAGATTGAGCCAGAAACAATAGAAATATAGTTAAAATGACGAGGAATGGAGTCTAATGCACGTAATCCGGCCCGAAAGCCACCGATTCCGCCCAATTTCAGCGAAATCGTGCATATCCTCGATATACACAAGCCACAACGCACTTTATGTGGCACTAAGTTGAAAAACGTAGTTGGAGGCGAGCCGGACTGTATTGTGTGCCTCGATATACTCCACTACCGGCGACAGAGAGGAAAGTGATGGTCAAGATACCCGCTACGTTGACAGAGACCCAAGCTAGGGTCTACGAAAGCTATGTGAAGTGGGATAAACACTATTTCTCCACTAGTCCCTTGCTAACTGAGCAAAAGGAAGAGCGGAAGAAGCGCGATCTTATGATTGCAAGAGCTTTTAACAATAAGCTTCGAACTGACATAGGGCTACCGGCTCAGGAGTACGATGACGGACCATCTGATTGATCCCGATAATGAAGATGAATTCTTTGTAACAGGTAGGATCACTGTCGAAGCAGGACTATCACCAGAAGGCGAATTGCAGTGGCGATGGAAGTACGACGACCTTGAACCAGCGTTAGTGCTAGGATTCCTCGAAGTTATGAGGGACGAAGTGAAAGACGACATTCGAAACAACGTGCAACGGGAAGATGATGACTAAATGGCTAAGGCATTTGATCCATTTCTAGCATATGAGCTAATTGACGAGAAGTTGGCGTCGAAACTGCATGATTCTCTTAAATCACATCGTGTGAACATCGATGATTTCACTGATGGGGAGCCTGACGTGGAGAAGGCCCGTAAGGTGATGCAGTCGCTAGAGAACTGCGAGAAGGTATATAACGAAATTGCCGACGCGATCTACCGTGTACCAGCTATTGTGCATGTAGCCGGTGAGACTAAGGAAGAGAGCAATCCGGACAACCCGGAGGAAACGGCCACCGTACAGCGGTGCAGTCGATGCGGCTCCATGCTTCAGTTTTGGTTCGATGGCATTATGTTCCTGACCCGTGATGGCCGAGTCCGTGAATGGGGCGAGGACGACACCCGTTGGTGGGAAGTGGGCCAGCAGATCGCCAAGCAGGATGCACCCGGCCATATCGACCTATATCCCGTCAAGGAAGGCCGTCAACTGGATCGGTGGGAAACCGAGTGTGCCGACCTAAGTGAGTTGGAGGCTCTCTTCGATGAAGCTTAGGAAGAACAAGAAGCAAAAAGGGCAAAATCTGCCCATAAACTTGAAGCTGGATAGTGGCTACCGTACTTCAGACCATATCCATACTTTCAAGGATGCCAAAATAATTACTTCTGGTGAAATCAATCTCGGTGGCGGATATATCGGAGGATATCAACACGGTGGATGGATTGGTCAAAATGGTCTTAAGCCGTATACCCAGCCGAATACGGAGCAGATGCAAGCAGTACGAATTGCTCAACTAGAAAAAGAACTAGCAGAAGCCAATAGGAAAATTGAGGAATTAGAAAAGGAAGTAGAGGAAAAGGTGATAGTTATATGAGCAAAAACGCTTTTACGTTGGAGCCTTTTGAAAAGCGGCGTAAGCGTCACGAAGACGATTGTGATGAGCGCTACGCAAAGGGTAAGCACTTCCTTCTATCAACGTCACATAGAGAAGGATGCTTTATGTGTGAGCATTCTACTGGACTCGACCCAGAAGCCTTCATCTTGTATGACGGTATCGAGTATCGTGACGCAATTGGTCGTAAGCGTAAGAATGGTCAAATGTGGTATCGATTCCGCTGCAACGACGCAGATTGCCATGCCAAGCTACTCGTTAGGTGGGATGCGCTCGCTAGGTCAATAACCTTGGGGTGGGTTCAGGATGTCTAAGATTAAGAGGCCGCAAGACATTAAAGACAATGAGCGCTATCGTATAGTTGAAGGACTACACGATGGAAAGGAAGGCATCGTTGTCGGCCAAAAAATATCAAGCTTCGGGTTCGTCTGGAAAGAGCTACGGCTGGATAACGGTGAAGTTATCAGCACTCGTTGGAGCGATCTGGCGGAGATGCCTAAAATTCGTACAGGGACCATCACCGGCCCCAAGATCAAATGAAGAAAAAGTTAAAGACCTCATTGATCGTAATGAGAGACTTATACAGAGTAGTCGAATACTCATTGAGAGGGCCAAGCAGCAGTCGAAAGAAATGGCCGAGGAAGCCAGCGAACATAACGATCCACAAGAACGACTAGTAGAGTGGGTGTTCTACAAGGGAAACGCACGTCCCGTCACCGTGCTTATGAGCCAACACTTCTATACGGCGTTACAATGCAGTAGTAGCGAAGCATGGCAAAAAGTAACAGCTTTTGTCGAAGCTGAATTGAAACGTCGTGAAGAAGAAGGTGAAACCTAAACTCATCAATTGTCCTCATTGCAACTCGCTTCAAGCATTTCCTATCAAAAAGAAGCGAGAAGGGGATAAAATAGTGTCTTACTATACTTGTAATCAATGTCGCACCGTGACAGTGATTCGCAGTGAGACCCCAGAGCAAAGGTTGCGGCGTGTACGCCATCGCCGTGAAATTAGAAAATGATGCAGACCCCACTTGTTACGCCTAGACAGCTAGAACTTCTAGCCATGTATGCGTCTGGTCATTCCATCGAGGAAATAGCTACCTCAAAATTCTTATCGCCATCGACCGTTAAGCAGACGATGGCAACCGCCCGTAAAAGAGCGAAAGCTAAGACATTAACCCACCTATGCGTAATGCTGATGGAACATGGGTTGATTCGCCGCTCAGTCTACGGAGACTATGTTCCGGTAGAAGATACTTCTATTCGATGACGGAAATACCTCTTTCTCTTTGTGTGTGCGGCCACGCACTCCATTGGCACGAAAGAGACTACGCCCTCCTACCATGTCTGCATCCCTTTTGTGACGGATGCGAAGGATGGGAAGAGGGCGCAATTCGTTATATAACTATTTAGAACCCTTGGTGCGCTTACCGCCGCGCTTTTCGCGGCCGTTAGGCAGGGTCTTGTAAGTATTGCCGAGACAGTCCATGTAGGGACGGCGCTTGCCGTTCCAGCGTCCCGTCACCAGATCGGTGAACAGAGGACCGGACGTAGCCGGGTTAGCCATCTATGACCTCCTTTCTAACGGGCTGTCATAGGGCTTCACCTCCTTTGTGTATATTATGTGTTAAACTATTGTTATGCAACGGATTGCAATTACATTACTAGCACTAATCGTAGTTATTCTAGCCGGATGCACAGCCAACACTAACCCTGGCGCAACAAACGTAGACCACGATTCGGCGCTGCTTCGTGCCGACACTACTTGTCAGGCTGGTGAAAATGGCTCTTGGTTTTTCCGCTTTACGCTTGATCCGGGTCAACCCTTCAGTGTTTGGAATAAAACCCAGACCAACCCTTGGAATTGTCCCAACAGCGGAAACGCCACTCTAGCAGATACGGCTAGCAACCTTCAACCCTCATCACATTACTCTTACGTGATATGTGGGACCAAAAGCCCTGATACTCAAGAGTTCTGTTTCCAGAGGAGCGATGGAGCACTCAGCACTTTCGACACTACAGCACCGCCGCAAAACGAGCCTCAATACGAGTCCTCTAGCTGGCGACCATATTCAGCGTCATCGCAATTTAACAAGCCAGTTGGATCGAACCCAACGAGCAGTCCTAATGGTCAAAATATAGTCAATCATGTACTAGCTGGAAGTTCTAGCACCAACGGCCCAGGAGCATTAGTGATTGATGATCCTGCTGGTGAAGTGTCTCACGCACGTTATCACGCGAGTACCACTGATCCACAATACAAGGTAGCGTTTAACAATAGCTGGTGTACTAGTGGCGAGAATGACGTAATCAGAATTCCAAAGGGCGCTCTACCTTCAGGCGGCTGGAATAACGGGGCAAGCTGGTGGGACGGACATTTCAGTGTTACGCAGCCACGCAATTCCGCTGGTCAAATTATGGAATACGACTTCTACCAGGGTCGTTCTATTAATAGCGGTTCGCCGGGTACCGTCGCGGCTGACTGTGGTGCAAAAACGGACGTTGAGAACGGTACGGGCAGTATTACCGCGACCGGCACGGCGACTGTAGCCAACTTCGCATTAATGGCGGGCCAAGTTCGGGCTATAGAAGTAACGCAGCCTCCAATCAGGCATGCACTATTTATGACCGTTCCTTGTTCGAATGGCAGCCACGTAAGTTGGTTAACTACTAATGGAGCAGGTTCAATTTGTGGAACTGACAAATCTAATGCTCCTCCACTAGGGCAGCGCTTTTACCTAGCTTACACGGATGCTCAGATTGCTGCACTGCCAGCTTATGCAAGGCCATTCATCCAGGCACTCAAGGATTACGGTATGTATTTTGGCGATACGGGTGGACCGGCTGACTTCGGGCTACAAGCAGCGTTGGAAGGCAGCTATACCTATGACTCCCTTGGGAAGACCAATCCTTGGGTTGGCTGGGCAGCAGCTAACAACTTGCCAAAGAATAGTGCTGGTCGATACGTATTAAGGCTGAATTCTCCTAGCCTAAATGTTGACTGGACCAAGCTGCGGGCTATTCAGCCCTAAAGCACAAAAAGGACCGCGCGGTGCGGTCCTCCTTGTAGCGACACGACGATGCTTTGTGGCACCCGGCAGTTCGAAAACAGCTATCTGCCTCCACCGGACCTTACCTGCTGTTCGGCCACACAACGAAGGTATCCACTGTAGCACATCGGCCTCACCGATGTCAAGGCATTTTTTATGCTATTTGCGGGTTTTACTTTTGAAGAAGCTTGATCGCTTCCGGCGAGAGTCCTGTAGCCGCCGAGAGAGCGTCAATGCTAACGCCCTGAGCAGCCAGCTTGCCCACTTCAGCAGTCAGCCGCTCATAGGTCTCGGTCATCTCGATTGAGGCCTTTCGAGCCTCTTCGCTAAGTGTCGCTACAACCTCTAGCTCGTTTTCGAAGTCCCAGTTCATGGAGCCTCCCTTGTCGTGTCGTGGGACCATCTTACCAACTTGTCAAGTCCATAACAAGGTTTTGTGTATACGTTATGTACTTAGGTACTATAGTTTTACCCCAAATGTAACTAAAAATAAGTTATCATCGTTCACAGAGTAACTCGTGACTACTCCTACAGCGGACGTAATGCGTCGCACATCTTTAATCGTTAATGGTAGGTATATGACCTGCCCTCGATGCAAAAAGCAACATGATGTGTTGCGTTACGTGCCTATGGGACAAATTGCGGAATTTATAGCGGAGACTAACCCTGTTTACAAATGCCCACAATGTCGCTGGATTTTTAGTCCAGCCGCGCACGTTTTGGAAGACGTAAAAGGATGACCGCTACTACTACACAAGGAGAACTCATGGCAGAATGGAACTTTGCTGAAAATTCACCAAAGATTGCAGCAGAAATCCATCTCGCCGGTTCGGAACAGCGTGACGAGAACGGCCTAGTTATTAAGGAAATTCTCCGCGAAGGAGAATGGCCTGTTATCCCGACAAACTTTGGTCGCGTCAACAAGCCGCTCCGCGTTGTCCGTAACGGTAAAAGCGATCAGGATGCGGGAGTCATCGCGCTCGAAGAACTTGTTGAGAACTTCAAGTCCGGCGCAATTCAAAACGTACAAATTCCGCTTTCTGATTCTCAGCAAGATCACAAGAATACGACCCGTCTAAACACGGGTTTTGTTCGTGGTCTGCGTATTGAGGACAAAGAAGATGGTGCCCGCCTTGTAGCCGAAATGGAATTCACTGAACCAGATGTACGCGAGCGGACGCTTCGCGGTACCTACGCAGACGTTTCTTGCGGTATCCCGTGGCAAGTGTCTTCTCGCGGCAAGGATTTCGGTGCTTGCCTAGAGCATGTGGCTATTACTAATAAGCCATTTATTGACAGCCTAGGCCCCTTCCTGGCTATGAGTGCGGATGAGCAGGATGAACTTCAGGTTGACCTGTTTTCCCAGACTATGAAGGTTGAAGAGAAGAAGGAAGAAGGCACTCAGGAAGCCCTTAATGCCGATAACGGCGCGGCTCCTGAAAGTTATACGGCTCCTTCGAATCTGAATGTAACTGACAAGAAGGAAGAGCCGTTAGTGGTTAGTTACGAGAAGCAGAAGAACCTTCTCACCAATTCTCTTAACCAGAATTTCAATATGTCTGGAAATGGCAGTAATTACACAATTAAAGACCTAAATGGTAGTGAGGCTGTTGTTTGTAGCACTACTACCGATTCAACTTGGTCGGTTCCGTATCAGTTAATCGGTACTACCTCTAATCCGATTGTGAATTTGAGTGGTACCGGATATTGGAAGATGATCGAAGGCGAGGAAAGTGACGAAGCCCCCGCAGACAATAAGCCTGCGGTGCCTCGCAGTGATTCCGAAATGGATGAACTAGAAGCGGCTCGCCGTCTGAGAGAAGTTCGATTCTCAGACAGTTCTAACAACACTACTAAGGAGGCAAATATGCCCATTAGTGCAGAGGAACTGGAACGGCTTGAACTCTCGGATGAGACGAGGGCCGCACTTTCAGAAATCCTCAATGAAAACGCTGAACTCCGTGCTCGCAATCGCGAGTCCGAAGTAGACGCGCGCATTGATGAACTAAAGGAGCTTGGACTTAATGAGCGCCCATCGGCTCTCAAGCTCTATCGAGAGGTAACTCTCTCTGATGACAGTGGACCCGCTGTTGTTCTGCTTTCCGATGACGGCAAGGAGAAGGAGAAGCTTACGGCTACTCAAATTCTTGACCGCTTCATTGAGGCAGTAAAGGGGTCTGACGGGAAGGTGGTCCTTTCGGATCAAGCCCTCGTCACTGGTGACGACACTAAGCCGCCTGCTAACGCTGATGGCGAAGCTCCTCTTGAGGATCGCGTCGCTAAGGCTAAGGCAGAGCTTGGACTATAAGGAGGCGAACTAAATGCCTTTCGGAGTACAGACATCTTTCGAGCGCTTTGCACTGCCAAAGCCCGAAATTCTAAAGTACCCATTGGAAACCAACGTAATTGATTCGGCGGTAATCAGTGCATCTGGCGTAACTGCTGATGCCTCTGGTCCCTATAAGGGTCGTCGTTACCTACTTGCCGGAACAATTCTCGTTAAGAACGCTAGTGCTTCGGGCGCTGCGAACCAGTACGCTAAGTACACGGGTTCGGGCACCATTGCCGGTGTTCTATTCGATACGGTTGAGTTTGCGGATAATTCGCAAGCTTCGGACGAGCCTGCTGCGTTCCTACGCCGCAACGTTTCGTTCAACAAGGATCGTATCGTCGGCTATGCGACGGCTTCCGCCGCGCTTGCCACCGCCCTCCCTACCTGCGAGTTTCTATAAGGAGACGATGAACTATGGCATTTGATATTTACGATCAGGCCGTACTCACCGCTCTCGTTAACGAGCCGGTAGATACGGCGCTAGAATCCGCCCCTGCCCTGGGGCAACAGATCGCGCCTCTCCGACAGATTCAAAGCCGTATGGCTAAGATGGAAGTCGGACGCACCTACGCTCTCGGTATTGGTCAGTACAAGGCTCCTAATGCGATGCCTGCGCTGGTCGAGATGCCACTCCCTGAGCGCCAGGAAGCGATCATCGAGCTAGTCCAGCTTGAGGAGATGCACCGCATCAACTCTGAGCAATGGATTAGGCTCAACTCTTCGGATGAGAATATCCGAAACTACGAGGGTCTCGAAGTCGTTGATCGTGGCCAAATTCTTCGTCGCCGCCTTGAGCGCCTGACGGAGCAACAGCGCTGGGAAGTGTTCGTTAACGGAACGCTTCAGATCACGTATCCTCGTACCAACTCTCAGCTATTCGTTGACTACGGCTTCCTGCCTGGTCACCGTCCTAGCGCGGCTGTGCCGTGGGATAACCCGGCTACGGCTGACCCAGTTGCCGACCTTGAAGCTTGGCAGCAGCTAGTAGCTGAGGACTCTGGGTTCCTGGCGACCCAGATTCACATGACTTCGCCTGACGCGAAGCTCATGCTTCAGGCCGAGTCCCTGAAGGCCTACTACAACGTGCCTGATGGCCAGCCATTCCGTCCTTCGCTTCAGAATGTTGCTGACCTTCTCGCTGAGGGTACGCAGTTCATCATCCATGACGCCGGTTGGCGTCCGATGGCTCCAATCGTTGCTGGCGATGCGTCGCCTGCGCGTGACGAGGCTGCTCATACCCGTTACCTGCCAGTAGGTAAGGTTCTACTTACCACGCAGTATGTAGTAGACGGTGATCCGATTGCTGACACTCTTAACGGTCAAGTGGAAATTTCGACGGCGTTTAACGACACCACGATTTCCCAGGGTCCGCAGAGCGAGGTAATCCTCGACCACCTGACGAAGAACCGTTACCTACGTGAGGGCGCTGCGCGTATTACGCGGCTACTGCACCCAGAGTGCTTCCTCTCGGCTACGGTACAACAGTAAGTGGAGGATAGTTAAATGGCTGAGGCATATAAGGTTAAGCAAGACGTATCACTACCGAGGGCTATTCGTCCTCTGTATGACGACAGTGTAGCTAGGCAGGATATGGAGCTTTACCAGACCGAAGGCCGCTCTTACAAGGTGGGTGAGTATGTTCTCGCTGAGGACATTACTCCCCCACTACGTAAGATGGCTGAGGAAGGTGAGCTTGACCATCTACTAGAGCCTGTCGATTACGACGAGGCTTCTGAGTGGTTAAAGGAGCAAGGCCGGTATGGGCGGGTACGCTCGTTCGTACCTGAGCATGCGACTGAAGCGCACGCCCTCAAGCTAGGAGGCCACGAAGTAGTTGAATCCGATTCCGGTGAAGTGCTGCTTTCGGAGCCTGAGGTTGACCCCTCAACTGAGCAAGTGCTTAAGGGTGCCGATGAAGTCCCTCTAGAGGAGACGACTGAGGCCAAGAGTCAGAGCGGCGAGCTTGAATCTAAGAAGCCTGTTGCGAAGAAGAGCGCTAGCAAAAAGTCGGCGGAAAAGAAGTCTGAATAAGTGGTAAATCTATGGCAATTTCAGGAATGATCGCGGATCGAACCCGAGGGATTCTCCCTATTACGTGGCATGCTTTGCTTACGGACACGGTTCGATATGGCGAGACTTTCCTGCAAGTTGCCATAGATACCGCTAAGGAAGATGTAACTGGTGAGGTAATTGCGGCTTCGGAAGAAGATACGGCATATAGCTACCTTGTCAGGGACTTTATAGCTAAAAAAGCAGTTCTACAAATTATCCCCGCAGGCATTGACTTCTGGATGAACCAGACAATTGCCGAAAGTGCTGAGGGTACTCACGAAGTCACAAGCTTCACTGATCGCGCTCAGCAATTACGAGAGCTTTATACGCTCTTACTAAATGAAATTAAAGGATTAGAAGACGAGATTGCAGAAATTCTAGGATTCAGGCGGCACAGTACGGTCGGTCTTCCGGCTATCAACACGCTTGATGACGAATTTTTGACTCCATCCCATCAAGAAATCTCACGTCCATTCCGGGCTACGAGTAGAAGCTAATGGCAACACTAATTACAAACACACTAATCGGCATCGAGGAAGTCCAACGAGCAGTTTGGGACCAACTTTACGACGGTTTAAATGTTGCACTTGAAGACGTTGCCACCTATTTCGAAGACCAGGACCAGGATATTTGGGAAAAGACTGGAAATGATCCTCTTCTTTTCACTCCAACTACGTTGGAAACTATCGAACCAGAGAATTTTTACCTAGGCCATGTCCAATCACTAGTTCGAGACGCACCTATTACCAAGTTCCCCAACTGTTGCGTATTTACCACGCAAGCTGTACCGGCTGCTAACAGTATTCAGCTAGACCAGCTTGAGGCATATCGCGATCAGGTAATCGTGGAGGTAATGGTTAAATCCGATACCGATGAGCAAGAAGTTAATCGACGCGCGTTACGGACGGCAGAAGCCGTTAACATTACATTACAGAGAGATACTTCTTTAGGAGGAAAAATCCACGGGTTTGAATCCGCTCCCAATGTAATTATCGGTGACGTGTTTATTCGTAAAGAGACTACCGCTTACGGGCCAGAATGGTACTGGCAGGGTGTGAGATTGGAATACGCGGTGAGGAAGGAAGCAGAACTACCTTCAAGTGCTGGCTCTGTTTTCCGCGAAATCGATATCGACCAGGGTTAAAGGAGATAAGAAATGGCACTTAAAAAACTTGTAGGAAAAAAGACTGAGTACGCGGGTAATCCAAGTGGAATTACATCCGTACTGATCGGTGACAAGGAACTGAATACCTTGGAACCTGTAGACCTAACTAAGAAGGAAGTGGAATACCTTGAAGAACAAGGCTACATCCTTACAGACGGGTCTAAGGAGGAATTAGAAGCAATTCAAGAAGCACGTAGATTATCCCCTGTTGTTGGTTCCGACGTTGTGGCGTCAAGCCCCGTGTTCGGCAACCAAACTAAAGCACCAAAGTCAACTAAGGAGGTGAGCTAAATTGGCAGAGGATTTCCACAGGACATTCGTAAATGATCGTTCATTCATTAGAGGGGCGGCTCGCCTCCTAATTGCGCCTTACACACAAACGAAACCGACTAAGATTTCAGATGTTATTCGTCTTTCTTCTTCTTCGGCCTTCGCTCTGTACGACGCGGCTTCCGGATGGACCGATCTTGGCGCGACCAAGACGGGTATCCAGATTACGATTAATAACGCGGAAGAGTCCTTCGATGTAGACCAGATTCTTGGTGACATTTCTTCGGCTCCTACCAACTGGGAGTGTTCAGTTGGAACGCAGCTTGCAGAAATGACCCCAGAACGGCTACAAGTCGCTTGGGAGGGTTCAGCTATCTCGGTAGATACTGGAACGACTCCTAATGAGCAAGAAATTGGATTCGGCAGCCCGACCGCCTATACACAACGGCGGCTAGCGGTACTGTTCCAACGTCCAAATGGTCTGATTCGCGCCTACCTATTCCACAAGGTGCAGCGTACTCCGCAAGAGTCGTCTGTAACCCATGCGAAAACTGGTGAGCAAATTTCAGTACCAGTTCGATTTAAGGTACTTTCTGACACGACTGCTAGTACCGACCCGCAGAAGCGATTCTTCATTATGAGGGATCAGGCAGTCAGTTAAGGAAAAAATATAGTAGAATTCTGGTAACACTTAAAGTACAGGGGATTACGCAAAGCGGTTCCCGGTCACAAGTAACCAAAAGGACTCAAGGACCGCTTTGACAAGGAATTTCGACAAGACTAGAGCCTCGTCCATTTAGGGCGGGGCTTTAGCATTTTTAAATGCTTCAATTTGATATGTCAACCTCGGGTTTCGATGTAACCGAAATTAAGATTCGGGGACTCGGCGAACGTCTTAAGAAGGATATTGTTGAGGCGATATCTGAGGCTGCCAATGAAGCGGAAACGCTGCTGAAAGAAGGTGCTCCTGTCGGAGAAACCGGACGACTAAAGCAATCCGTTCATAACGGTGGAGTTTCCTTCCACCCAGGCGGACTCGGAGGCGGTGGTTTCTATGAAGTTGATGTGTCTGTCGGTGAAGGCGTTCCTTACCTACGACACGTTGTAGAAGGTACGGGCATCCACGCTGGTCGTGGAAACATCACGCCCAATACCGCTTCTATGATGCACTGGGAAGGCGCAAAGATTTGGGGCAACCCCCTAATTGCTAAGAAGGGCATCAGTGCCAAAAATGCCAAGAGCCACTGGGCCAAAGAAACTTCTGGGCAGAAAGGTCAAGACGAGTGGATCATTGCTGCTAATGCCAAGGCAAATGAAGTTATGGAACGTAAAGTGAGAGAGATTGATGCACGTCACGATAGTTAATGGCCGCAAACCAATAAGGCCAATGTATAGCACGTCCTAAAAGGAGGACACATGACAGAAGTAAAAGAAAAGACCAACGCTGTCATCGAGGAGCGCAAGTACCTCGAAGGCACCGACCAGGCCCCCGAGCCTGCTGAGCACCAGACCAACGGTAAGGCTGAAGCTCCTGCCGAGGATGTCGTTGATGTCCTCCGACCGAAGGCCGAGCAAAAGAAGTGGAAGTTTGGACCCGAAGGACTAGAGGTTCAATATGTACAGAAGCCTCTTTCCTTCATCGGCAAGATGCAGTGGTTCTCGCTAGTTGGCGAGGTTCTAGACAAGGCGATGGGTGGCGATAACCCGCTTACGGTGGGCAACCTGCTATCCGGGCCAGGAATGCGTAGCGGTGGACTGTCGGCTAACGACTTCCGCGATGCAGATACTTTCGTACATGCCGTAGGTAAGTTGGTGCGTTATGCGCCAGATTTCCTGACCGACTCGTATTGCATTTGGCTAAATGTGCCAGAGCATGAGCGAGAGATGGTCAAGGTCTTTATGGCTGAACCGGCTGAAGAAGGTGGACTCTCTGACGAAGACGGTCTGGAAATCATCGAGCGATTCATAGATCAGAACTATGATGCAATTGATAGTTTTTTTCGCGAAAAGCTCGGGCTACTTCAGAAGCGCGTTCAGCAGAGGGCGGAAGATCGCCGCAAGCGGTCACAGCGATAGAAGCCTTAGAAGCTTATTCAGGAAATCACGCAGAATCAGTAGATGAATTATTAGAGTGGCCTTGGAAAAGGTTTGATCGTTTTTATCACGCCTTTATGAAAAGGCAACTAATCGAAAATTTAGAACGAAGGAAAGACATGATGATCGCGGCCCTCTGGTCTAACAGTGGATTTGAGGGCAGCGAAGGAGGCGCAGCTAGAAACAAAGCCATATCGGATATCGAGTCTAACTATGAACAAGCGGTATACGCAATTCTGGAAGGCTCGCGTCCAGGCGAAAAGGAAGAAGATATAGACGAAAGTAACCCGTTCTGGCAGGCGGCAAAGAAGGGTCAAGCAAAGATAGAAACACCAAGGAACGATGAGGGAACCGTCAAGGAGGCAATTGAGAGTGAATATGAAGTAGATCAGGACTAAAAATTGGCAGACGCACGTTATGTAATCGATTTAATTCTTAGAGCACACGATGCTTCTGCTGACGCCTTCCAGAAAATAGGTGGGAACCTTGACGAGCTTCAAGGCAAGATGCGAGAAACCGAGAGGGAGCAGGAAAAAGCCTCTCGCGGAATGCAGAACAGCCTGCGGAGCTTTGAACAGGAGGTTCACCGCACTAATAGGGAAATTAATAAAGCCTGGGAAGGGAATATTAATACCCTTAAGAAGCAGGCTAGAGGGCTTGATGAAGTAGATGCGGCGAACAAGAAGCTTGCTTCTTCGCATGAACAGCTAGCTCGTATCCAGGCTAGTACAGACACGGATGCAGTCCGAAGGCTAGAGGCTCGCAAAAAGGCTATTAGCGATGTCTCTAAGGCTGAGAGTGAACTAACTAAAGTTCTTCAGCAAAAGCAAGGGCTATCTCGCCAAGACGCTCAAAATGAGGTTGCATCGGCCTCTGCTCTCGCTAGTAAGAAAACTCGGGTTGATGAACTAGCGCGTTCGCTTGATAGAGCCGCCCAAGCCCAGAAGGAATATATCCGGGCTGATGATCCTTCCAAGCGTCAAGCCTCACGTCAAGCCATTATTGATGAAAGTCAGGCTTGGGAACGCCTTGGTCAGAAGCAGAAGGAAGCCAAGCAAGTACGAGAGTCCATGCTTACGGATGCCGATATTTCTCGGCATCGTCGTCTTAATCAGGAATTAATCCGCGACCTCTCTGATTATGAAAAAGCGATTCAAAAAGCAGGTAGAGCACGGGAGCAACTTACTAGAGGCGCTGCGGGGCATGAAAAAATACGCCTTGAACTAGAGTTCAACGAGGCCCAGTTTGCTGCTGCTGAGGCTCGTAAGGCTGTTCTAGCCAAGAATGTCGATGTCAAGATGAACGTGGATATGGACACTAAGAAGGCCATGGCTCAATTGGCTCTGCTAGACCGGCAAATCGACAAGACGCAGAGAAATGCTCGCGGCTTTGGAGCAAGCCTAGGACTCCTTACAGGTTCATTTAAGGATTCCTTCGCAAATATGGAAGGAAGCGTTGCTCGATTTGACAACGTGATGCGAGGCGCATTCACGCTTCTCATCACCTTCTTCCTGCCACAACTCATTATTCTTGCGGGTGCTGCGGGAGGTGCGCTTCTAGCCCTCGGCTCATCTGCACTATTTGCAGGTGGCGCATTAGGTGGAGCATTCGTAGGCGGTATTGGTCAGGCTATTCCTGCCCTTGGCGTACTGGCAACTGCTCTTGTCCGCGTCAAGGCTGTAATGGATGCTGTTAACCAAGCACAACTATTACAGCAACAGCAAAGCTATAAGGGAGCACAGCAATCTAGACAAAGAGCTACTGCTGAAAATACTCTCACAAACGCTCTAGAACAGCAGAAGCAGGCTCAAGAGAGCATCGTTCAGGCGCAAGAGCGTGTAACAGAGGCTAGGAACGAGGCTAAACGGTCAATTGAAGACTTAATCCTGGCTGAGAAGAGGGCTAGCCTCTCGGTAGAGGAAGCCCAAAAGGCTCTGCGAGATGCTGTTCAGTCTGGACAAGCTGGCGATATTGAGTCGCGGAGGCTTGACCTACAGGAAGCTCAGATACGGGCACGTAGGGCGCGTGAGGACGCTGCCCAGGGACGACGCACTGGCGACCCAGGTGGACGAATCGAGGATGCACAGCGAGGCTTACAACAGGCCGAGCAAGCTGCCCAACGTGCCCAGCGCGCTGTAGAAAATGCTCGACGCTCTTCCGAGACTGCCTCTGAAGGCGTAACGGCTGCTGCCGGAAAACTTCAATTCCTGAAGAGCCAGATGAGCGAAGCGGAGAAAGCTCTCTTCCAAGCTCTCGTTTCCTTCCAGAATCACTTTAGGGATTTCGCTCAGACTATTACCGCTCCACTAATTCAGTCCTTCACTCGTACAACGCGAGGGATTATTGACCTAATGGAGGACCCACGGATCATTAATGCAGCAAAAACTCTTGCTGGATCGATGGCCACAGAGCTTAATAAAACTTTTGACACATTTACCACTGGTAAACCGCTACAACAAATACTTGGCTTAACCAAAGAAGCTTCAGGAAACATGGAAATCTTCGGCAGGGTGGTACGTGCTGCTGGAAGAATTTTCCTAGATGTCGCTACTGCTGCTGCTCCTGTCTTTAAGGCGCTAGGTGGATTCATCGCTGATGGCGCAGAGAAGCTACAAAAGTTCACTGGAAGCGCCCGTGGACAGAAAGAGATTTCTAACTTCTTCCGTGAAGGTTTGGTCCATCTAAAGGCTTGGATCGGCCTACTTGGTTCCATCGTTCATCTATTTGCTGCTATTGCGGGACCTGGCGGTGGCGCTAGGACCGGCCTAGACCTAGTAAAGGGTATGACGGATGCTATTAATGATTTCGCAGATAGCATCGACAAGAAGGGTTCAAAGGCTAATAAGTTCTTCCATGATCTATTTGAAGTAACTAAGGTAGTTGGCTCGGCTCTCGGAGACATTCTGAGCGCTATCGGAGATGAGCTTTCGGAAATCTTTGGAGACGAAGCCGGTTCGGGTGGTGACTCGGTTAAGGCGTTCACCACCATCTTTACTGAGGTTCTAATTCCAGCCCTCGGTCAGTTCCTTCGTAACATGATTGCGATTGGTAATGCGGTCGGCAAATTTGTCGCTGCTCATCCTCTTGCGGCACGACTAGCCGCGTCCTTTGCCGCTATTGCCATCACCTTCGGTGTTATGCAGAAGGCATTCACGCTGATCTTTGGTCCTCTTACGAGCCTTATTAAAACAGCAAATGCACTACGTATCGCTTTCGAGCTAGGGTTTAGGCCGCTACTGCTGGGCGGAGTAATTGGGCTGGCAATCGGTGCGGTAGTAATTCTTCTGGCTAAGTATCACCAGCTTGACGACCTTTGGCGAGGCATTCAAGGCGCGATTAGACGGCTTCGCGGACCATTTAGGGAACTGATTGATGCGTTTAAGGACCTGGGAGATTCTCTAGGACTTTCGGGTAAACAGGGAGATAAATTCCTAGCATTCGCAGCGAAGGCTATACGAATTGGCCTCGTCTTCTATTTCAATACCCTGGCCAAAGCAATTGAAGGATTCATCGATGTGATGATCGGTGCAATCCGCATTATTGCGGGAGGCATCAAGGTATTCAAGGGATTTGCTGACCTAGTTATTGGCTTCTTCACACTTGACCCGAAGCAGATGCTTAAGGGCTTCAAGGAAGTATTTTCAGGACTAGGCGAAATCTTCTCTGGAATTGGAAAGATTTTCGAGGGTGTAATCGAGACTATCACTGCCGCCTTCAGAAGCTTGCCTGGTCTACTTAAGGACTTCGGGATCAATGCCAAGGACGCTTTTGTTGATGGTATGAAGGGTCTGCCTGGCGCTCTATTTAAAGCACTAAGTGGAATTGTTAGAGGGCCGCTCGCCCTTGCGGGTGTGCTTGCTCGACTGATCGATAGGGCGCTGCCGGACAAGATTTCTCTGCGCGGACTTCCGGATGTAAACCTACCCGATAATCCGCTGAAGGATATTGGTGCTTATCGCCAAGGCGGACCTGTTGCTGGTTACGGTGGCGGTGACCGCGTAGCGGCTCTGCTAGAGCCAGGAGAGCACGTCTGGACTAAGGAGGAAGTTGCGTCTGCTGGTGGCCACGGAATCCTGTACGCACTCCGTTCCATGTTCGGTGGCGGTGGCCAGTCAAGAGGAAGGAAGTTCGCGCAAGGTGGAGGCGTTGGTAGAGGCGATGCTGGTAAGGCTGAGGATATTGCCGCTATTGATTTGTCTGATCTGCTAGCAATTATTAATGCTGCCTCTTCTGAAATCCTTGGTACATGGCGCGGAATGTGGCGCACCTTTAACGATCTTTCTCGGGAAGGCCGCGAGACCGCTAACAGGATTTTCCGTTCAGTTGCAGACATCGTTGATGATCGTCTGCAAGACGCTGCTCAATCGGCCCGTCGCCGTTCACAGCAACTAAAAACCAATGTCCTAAATAATTTTGAGGGCATGGATCGTGGCGTCGCCCGAGGCCTCCGCTATGTAGTGAATAACGTCAACACGGCTTTGGATACCTTCGGGGCCAAGCCTGCGCGAGTCAGTATTGACACGCCTCCAAGCCTTGGACGCGCTACGGGTGGTTGGATTGGTCAGCCAGGCGAGCGAGGCCGCGATCTAGTTCCGACCGTGCTTGGTCGAGGCGAGGCTGTACTTAACTGGGGCCATCAGAAGGTGGTTAACAGTGCTCTATGGAACGCTTACGGCACGACTCTAGACGGCCTATTCAAGTCCACTCGCGGATATCACGCGGGCGGTGCCGGTGCGCCTGGATTCGCTCAGGGTGGTTTCACAGGCCCACATGGATCGGGCGAAGGCTTCAATCCGATCACCAACTTCGCTATGCGGAAGTTCGGTCTACAAATGTCCGCAGGCCGTACAGACCACAGTTATTACACAAGTTCGGGTAATGTGTCGGACCACTCTAAGGGTCTCGCAGGAGACTTCTCGAACGGTGTGCTTACGCCGCAAGAAGACGCCTTTAACGCCTTCTGGAAGAGCAAGATTCCTGGCACTATCAAGCAGCTTATTTGGCGAGGTAAGGATCAGCTTGGTGGCTTCCCAATTGAGGATCACACCGATCACGTCCACTTGGCTGTACTCCCGCAATACGCCTTCGACGCTGCCCGGATGGCGAAGATCATTTCCCGCGCCTCCCGAGGCCTATCTATCGCCTCGCTCCTGTCGGGTGGTAGCTTCGACGTAGACCATCTCGACAAGATCAAGGTTGGCGGCGCGGGTTCTCTATCCCGTCTGACCAAGGCTGCGCTAGACAAGCTAGTTAAGTTCGGCAATAAGTACATCGACAAAATTGCTATGCGCCTCGCACCAGGAGTTGCGGGGAACGCGCACTATGATGGTCCACTAGATCACGTCTTTGGCGATCCCAATATCACTATTGGTTTCGATCAGGCAGTTGGTCTTGCTAAGAAAGCCGGATTCCCCGACAGCGTAGCGCAGCTTTTCGGACACATCGCGCAGGCGGAGTCCACCCTTCGCCCAGGTATTGTTAACGAAATCGGAGCCACGGGTCTGTGGCAGATTTACAACCATCCTGATCTTGTCGCTAAGTATGGCGATATGCGTAACCCATGGGCCAACGCTCGCGCTGCATACGAGCTATGGCGTGCTGGCGGTACCGCTCCGTGGGTTTCCTCACAAGATAGCTGGGGCCAGTTCGCTGCTCAAGGTGGATGGGTTGGCGCTCCACGTTTCGCTGAGGGTGGGCCTATTCAAGGTAAGGCGGGTCAAGAAGTACCGATCATCGCTCACGCTGGCGAATGGGTTGTAAATGAGACTCAGCAGAATCGTCTTGCCACCTTACTTGGAGTGAACACTCAGCGTCTCAAGCAATTCCTAGGCTTCAAGGGACAGCAAGCCCTTCTCCCGCATTTCCAAGACGGAGGCGAGGTGACCGGCTTCGCAAGCCCAGCCGAACAGCGCCAGGCTGTACGCCAAGGTCGATTCCTCTTCCCGCCATTCCCGCTTCGTACATTTAACGAGATTCGTGACGCTTTCGAACGAGCTAACCATGCTCTACGGAACGCCGCGACTCGCATTAAGAAGGACATTGAGGAACGGACCAATCGTTATCTGAAGACGCTACAGCAAATTACTGGCGAGAACGGACTGCTTGACATTCTCAGCGCCCGTATCGAGCGCCACACGCAACAGATGGCGACCGAACTTACTCGGAGCCAGTTCCGTGTCACTCGTGGACGTGGTGGACGGATTACAGGAGTGCGGAGGCGGCAGGCGGACAGCGTTGATGATGATTCAATTGCTGAACAGGCAATTGCGAATCAGATTAGAACTCTCAATGAGCTAAACACTTATCGTCGTCGGGTGCTAGGAATTTTGGCTTCTATCAAGCGGCAAGAGGAGCGACTGCGGGATCGAATCCGAGAGCTTCGCAAGGGCGGTGTCACGGATAAGGAGCAGAAGGAGATTGATCGCCTCAATCAGCAGCGTCAGAGTCTTGCCACCGAGCGTACTGGTCTACAGGACCGACTCCAAGAGATAAAGGATGCCATCGCCGAGCAGATTAAAGCCATCTATGATGCTCGTACCGATCAAATTCGCAAGCTAGCTGATGATGCTGGGCGTCCAGTTGAAATGGCTGGTCTATGGGAGCGGCTAGCAAATGCCATTGGTGCTGGTTCTACGGCAACAATTCAACTCCGTATTAATGCTCTCCACCAGCAGGCCGATCAACTTAACCAAGCTCTAGCGCAGGCTCAGAAGCTAGGAAATCAGGAACTTGTACAAGAGATACAAGATCAAATTGCTGACACACAAGTAACTCTGTTCGAGTCTCAGATGGAGCTTATCCGGGAGACGGCGCAAGAAGCGATAGACGGAGCAGAACGTAGGGTTTCGCAAGCACAAATCCGTGAGCGTATAGCGGAGGCGCTAGGCCAAAATACTGTCGGTACACAGCAACTAGTGATTGATGCGCTTAAAAATCAAATTGCTGTAATTAAGCAACAAATTCTTGCTGCGACTCTGGGCGGAAATATCGGACTTAAAACTGAGCTAGAGGATCAACTTGGCGATCTACAGGCTGGCCTGGTCGAAGCACAGCAAACTCTTTTCAAGACTGCCATTGATGCGGCTAACGAAGCTGCTCGCTCTGCCGATTTCCAGATTGGACTTCGCAACCGGCTTGCCGATGTTATGCAGCGTGGTGGAAATGCTGTTGGAGCCGCCCAACTACGCGAACAAATTCTTGCCGCACAGCGGGTAAATGTATCTGCGCTTCTGAGCAACCTACAAAGTCTGCTAAATCAGCAACTAGCACTTCCTGCAACGGAACAAAATCAAACCTTTATCAAGGAGCTTACTGAACAGATACAGGACCTTGGCGTGCAGCTAGATGAGAATACGCTAGCACTATCGGATGCGGCGAATGCGACTAGGGACGCAATGATCGCAGCTATCCAGAATCCCGCCCAATTCCAGACCGGCGCATTCGGCCAGCTAAACAGCATTCTCCAAGCGATTGCGAATATCACTGGCGGAAGCACTACAGGCCAGCAGGGTGACATTCTTACTCAGATAGGTCAAGTGCTTACTAATCAGGGCGGACAACTACGTCAGCAGCTTCTTAACTGGCTGGGTATTGATCTGGCCGGTCTAAGCGGTACAGAATTTGTGACCGCTGTTTCTGGACTTGATTTTGCTGCACTAACCCAAGGCATGACTGAAGCGGAGAAAACTACTTTCGAGAATCTGATTAATGCGATTATCGAGAACGAGCTTCAGCTTCAGCAAAATACTCAAGCCCTAAATGATCTTGGTGACACGTTTAATCCACAAGACTTTACCTCGACCGCATGGCAGTGGTTCCGCAACGCGATCTTCACGGGTTCTGGCGGACTACTGCCGCAATTCCAGCCGCCTGGCCTGGCAGAGGGTGGCACGGTACTTCGTACTGGCATGGCGCTTGTCCACGAGGGCGAATGGTTCATCAACCCAACCGCGCGCAGTGCGCGATCCCCTGGTGTGGGAGATGACATTGATATTACAATTAATGAGGTTGGTGGGCCAGTGGATGTAGAGCACTTGGTTAACCGCCTAGCCTGGGAACAGCAAGGACGGAGACGATAATGGGTGACGGAACCCTTTACGCAGGAGTCGAAGCCGTATATCAATACAACGGCCTGACTCTTAATGACCGAAGTGTCATCAACAAATATCGAATCACACAAGTTGGCGGTCTAGCGCAGCCAGACATTAGGGATGCCCGAGAGGTTCGCAGTGGCCGCGATGGGGAACGTGCCTTGCAATCATTCTATGCAGGCCGGACTATCACTTTGGGCGGACGTATCGAAGCAATAAACGGACAACTACACGGCCTCAGACAGATGACAACGGCCTTGTCTGGTGCATTTGGAACACTAACTGAGAAGCCTCTCTACATAGATTCAGGGAGTCTTACAGGAGGCCGCGATACTCAGATTGATTGCCGCCCAAGTCAGCCAATCGCTATGACGGATGAGATTAAGACTTGGTACCACTATCGAGATTTCCTTATCACGCTACGAGCGTCCGATCCCAGGATCGTATCGCAAACGCTTGAGTCGCAGACTTGGACAGCGACCGGAACCACAGCTACCAGTGCGCTTCTCTATACTCACAATAATGAGGGTAATTACAATGCCGACACGGTAATTACCCTGAAGGGTCCGATGACTAATCCAAGTTGGGTATTAGGTAGTACAACCTTCGCCTTCGTGGGCGGGACGACCATTCCTGGTGGGCAGCAATGGATAATTGATAGTAAAGCGGGCACCGTAGCAACTTCAACGGGGCTTAACAAGTTCTCGCTAGTTGCCTTTACCGCAACCATGCCTTACTACGTTCCAGGGAATAATTCATTCATCTTTACCGCGACTGGATTAACGGCTGGTACGTCTCAAGTAACTGTGGCATATAGGCATTCGTGGATTTAGGCCATGGCTAGATGGGACCTTTATCTAGCGGCCTCGACCGATATGTCGATGATTTGTCCGCTCTATGACGCTTCGAACATGAGCCTTGACTTGGCTCTGAATAGGCCTGGTCGTCTGAGCTTCAATTATCCGCTCAACGAATTCTCGCTGAACTTTAGTTCCATCGGTCGCTGCGTCGTTCTGGTCTACAACGGCCAGATTTATTGGAGTGGTCCAATCCTGTCCTTTAATAGGAACCTGCCTGGTGAAACGATTAACGTAGTTGCTGTCGGTTGGCAGGAACTTCTTTACCACCGAGAGCTACGGACTAAGACTACGTATACCACTCAATTTCGTGGAGCGATTATCCATGACCTGTTGAATATCGCCAACCTACAACACGACACTTGGATGAATGTAGGTACGACCACTGACGATGCTCCTGCCATTTCAAAAACATTTGAGCAAGGCTCCAATATCGGTCAAGGCATAGAAGAGATGACTTCCATCGAAGCTGGCCCGGACATCACAGTTGATCCCGCCACTCGGGATTTAAACATTAAAGCTTGGGATGAATATGTAGATCGGACTGGCGTGGTTTGGTCATATGGGTGGGGGCCAGCAAATCTTGAAAGCTTCTCCGAAAATGTGGATGGTGCATCCATCATTAATCGTCTTAATGTATACGGTAAAAATAGTGACACTACCGGATATTTAACGGAAGATGCTGTGTCGCAAGGACTGTACAACCTATTTGAAACTAGTGTAACTCTGTCAAGTGTTAGTGACACTTCCATCCTGGCCGCTTATGGTGAGGCTGAGCTTCTATATAAGAAGAACCCGAGAGTGACTTACCAGTTCCAGCCGATAGCCGGTGATGACCAACCGTTAGTGTTTAGGGATTTTCAGTTAGGCGATAAGTGTTACTTAAAAGCAAAGTTCCAAAATATCGTTGCGGTAGATCAGCCCGTTCGTGTGTTTTCTTGTAATCTACAAATAGATGAGAATAGTAACCCTAAAATGACTAATATGGTAACGGTGGCATCGTGACTACATTAGCTGGGCTTACTACCGATCCACTGTCGGATATTGACAGCCTTAAGCAGCGAGTCTCTGACCTAGAGGCTCAGCTACGCCGTACCGCATCGGGCGATCTAGCGGCGGACTCGATTACGAGCACGCTAATCGCGGACAACAGCATCACGTCCTCGATGATTCAGAATGCCACGATTCAGGGACTAGATATTGCAACAGCGACTATTGCTGCGGGGAACATTGTCAGTGGCACGATTACGGCTACGCAAATCGCCAATGCCACCATCACGGGTACACAAATTGCTAGTGCGACCATACTCGGTACTCATATTCAAGACGCCACGATTACCGCGTCTGACATTGCGAATACGACAATCACGGCACTACAGATTGCCAACGCAACTATTACTGGTGGAAAGATTGCGAGCGCCACCATCACAGGCGGCAATATCGGTAGCGCCACCGTTACTGGCGGCAACATTGCGGCCACCACGATCACCGCAGGAAATATTGCTAACAACACAATTACCGCCGCTCAAATTTCTGCACTGACGATTACGTCTTCAGAAATATCTGACCTAACGATTACCGGCGCAAAGATTGCCTCGTCCACCATCACGGCTTCGAAGCTTTCTGTAACTCAGCTATCCGCGATTACCGCTGACCTGGGGAGCATTACCGCAGGAACGGTAACCGGCGCAACGCTTAGGACGGCCACTTCGGGCGCTCGTGTGATTATGGATACGGCGGGTATCCGGGCCTACAACGCTTCTGATGTGGCCCAACTTGACTTCTCTACCGCCACCGGAAATCTAACCATTACCGGAACGTTGACCACTAACTCTGCGGTTCCGGCTTCCACGATTACCGGCCAAATCACCGCCGCCCAGTTTGGAGGAATTATTGGTGGCGGCAATATGCTTACCAACTCCTCCTTTGAGAATCCAACAACTCCCCTTGCTGGATGGGGTCTATATAACAACAATCTGGCTCCTGCGGCTGCCCTAGACACACTTTCCCTAAGCTCAGCTAAACACGGTGCAAAGGTTGCTCGCCTAACCAATAGCACTGATACGACCGGCGATATGGGAGTCGCCCAAAGTAATGATTCTGGCCCGCTTATTGAAGTGGGTAAGAAATACACTCTTAGCGCTTATGGTAAAACGGCCAGCGGTACAGCTTCATTCCTAGTACACATTAACTGGCTCGATTCAGGAAATTCTGTAGTGGGTGGAGGCAACGCAGCAACTCCGGTCACAGCTAATTCGACATCGTGGACCAGAGTGAGTGTTACAGGAACCGCTCCCGCAACCGCTACCGAAGCTAAATGCTATGCAATCTATAACAATCCTACAAATGGACAAGTATGTTATGTGGATGCAATGCAGCTTGAAGAGGGGGATGTTCCAACTGCTTATGCTCCCCGCCCAGACGAAATCCTTCCGAATGCAGTTGGGTCTACAGAACTTGTAGACAATGCAGTAACCGCAGCAAAACTTGCTGATCTTGCTGTAGATCAAGCCGCATTACAGGATGCAATTGTTTCGAATGCCAAAATCGTAGATACAACTATTCAGGCAGCCAAGATCGCACTTGACACGATCACGGCTAGTCAGATCGCTAATAATGCGATTACTTCAAACGAGCTTAATACTGACGCGGTTACAAACGCCAAGATCGCTGACAATGCTGTAACCAATGCCGAGATTGCCAACCTAGCTGTTACTGGTGCAAAGATCGCTGCAAACACTGTTACGGCCGCAAACATTGCAGCGGGAACTATTACCGCCAACGAAATTGCTGCAAATACGATCACCGCAAACAAGCTTCTAATTACTGTTGGAGGTGGCAACGTTCTTCCGAATAGTTCGGCGGAACGTCCTGATGGTGCCGTAACTCCGTGGGGAGCGTCTTACGGAACATTAGTTACAGATACCGGAACGGTTCCCGCTTTACACGGCACCGATGTATTTAAACACACATCAGACGGCACGAATGGGCCGCTGCTTTCGAGTCCAGTAGTTCTGACAAACATGATTCAGACGGGAGATTTGTTTGCTGCTTCTGGATGGGTAAGGCCGACCATTGCCGGTGTGTCGTTTAGAGCAGAAATGCGTTTCCACAATGCTGGCCTCACAGGATTCACAGATGTTGTTGGTGCCAATGTTTCTTGTCCTGCCAATGTTTGGACCCGTGTAACCGTTACAGGAGCCGTTCCCGCTTCTCCAAACAATAATCAAATGCAGGCTCAGTTCCGTCAATCTGCTACTCCTGCCAATGGAACGGTCACATATTTTGATGCACTACAGCTAGAGCGTGGTGACGTTGTAACTGCCTACAACCCTATGGCAGACGAGATTATGCCGGGGACAATCGTGGCAAGCATGATCGCGGCTAACACTATCACTGCTGCACAGATCGCTGCCAACACTTTGACAGCTAATGAAATTAATGCGAATGCAATTACCTCTTCTGAGCTAGCGGCTAACGCCGTTATTGCAGGAAAGATTGCCGCACTAACAATTGTTGCGGGCGACATTGCTGCCAACACCATCACTGCCGCCAAGATCGCTGCTGACACTCTGACCGCTACTGAGATTGCTGCTAATGCAATCACCACTAGCGAAATTGCCGCTAACACTATTCAAGCTGGCGACATTGCTGCGGACACCATCACCGCTAACGAAATCGCGGCTAATGCAATTACCGTTTCGGAGCTAAACGCTGATGCTGTAACTAGTGCCAAGATCGCTGCTAACACCATTGTTGCTGCCGACATCGCGGCTGGCACGATTACTTCTACCGAGATTGCCGCGAACACCATCACAGCGGGAGATATTGCCGCAGGCACAATCACTGCCACGGAAATTGCTGCGGGGGCAATTACCGCTACTAAGCTCTCCGTCAAGTTTGGTATTTCGAATGTATTGATTAATGCTGCCTTCGTCAACTGGCCATCTGGTGACACTCCACAAAACTTCGCTCATTACGACAATGGCGGTACAGGTACACACACTTGGTCGAAGGTTGCTGGCGGAGGTCCATTCGGTCGAAACTCGTGGAGGCTCCAATCAACTGCGAAGACTGCTGCTAAGGGATTCATGTCGGCGCAGCAATACGATTGGCTACCTAATAAAACATATGTAGTTTCGTTCTATTGGAAGGGCGATTCTCAGCCTACTTGGGCTACCAACGCCTCAATACCAACCGATCTAACCATCACTGGTATTGATATGCCTACCGCTTCTACAACTGTATGGCAGCGGTATTCATGGAGGCTTGTCCGAACCGCTACAACGGGTATAGCTGGTGGAGATGATAAGGACTTCATTTATGTACAGATCGTAAACACAACCGCCGATGTTCAGATCGCAATGATGCAATTTGAGGAAGGTGAATACCCAAGCGCCTGGACTCCAAAGATTGACGAGGTACTGCCTGACACTATCACTTCAACTGAGATAGCACCTGGCACGATCACCACAAATGAGATTGCTGCGACGACCATTCTGGCTGGAAACATCGCTGCCGGGACTATTACTGGTACACAAATCGCTGCTACCACAATTGCTGCTGGAAATATAGTTACAGATACGCTTACAGCCAGCCAGATTGCAACTAATGCAATTACGACAACGGAGATAGCGGCTAACACAATTACGGCTGGCGATATTGCTGCCCATACGATTACTGCCACGGAAATCGCAGCGGCTACTATTACGGCGACTGAAATCGCTGCTGGCACGATAACTGCCTCAAGAATTGCCGTCAGCAATATAAGCGACAACTTAATTGCTAACGGGTCTGCGGAGGGCGCTTCTACTGATAGCTGGGCCTTGGTCGAGGGTGGACCGCTAGCCCTAACCACAGTATTAGATTCAACTGCACCTAGCGGTGACTATGCGTTTCGGATTCCATCTGGTACTAATGCTGGCGAAGGCTATAGAGCTATTGCTGTTAAGCCAGGGGTCACATACAGCGTAAGACTTTTCCTAAAGCACTCAAATGGTAATGGAACGTATTACGTTCGTTTGAATGAGAAGAGTACTTATCCCACGGGAGATTATGTAACTTCTGCGCTTAGAACTAGCTTTACCGATTTAGCTTCCGCTCTAAATAACAGCACGATTACTACGTGGACACTACAGGAATACACATACACAGTACCAGCAGGAATTTATTGGGTAAGCCCTTCTGTATATAACTGGGGTCCGTCCACAGGCACTCTTGATTACGACGCAATTGAAATCCGTGAGCAAATTAATGCTGTAAGCATTTCTGATGGAACTATTACTGCGAACAAATTGAACGTTGCCAATATGTTCGCAGATGTAGGCAACGTCATCAATCTAACAGCAGGATTGATTACTGGTACCACTATTCAGACTAATACCACAGGCGCACGAGTGGTACTTGACACTTCTGGCCTTACTGCATATAACGCTTCAGACGCTCCAACAGTAGTAATCCCAGTTACCGGCGCTGCATCTTTCTCAGGCGCAATTGACGCCGTGGGAGGTCTAACTCAAGATGCGGTTACGGCTAGTCCTGCCAGTACCGCACGCAAGCATGCGTGGCTGGATTCGTCTGAATCAGAGATTGGGGCGGTATACGGAGCAACTTCTGCTTATCCTGGCACATCTACATCTCGCCTGATGGCTTCTGCTACTGCGCCGATGAGTTATTCCACTCTCGTTAAAGCGCATGCCAATTTGAAACACTTCTGGCGTCTAAATGGTGGTGGCTCAATTTCGGCGGACTCCGTTTCCTCAGGCGCGCTAGCACTGTCTGCGGTTGACTTGCCCGCCGCTGCGACAGGACTGATCGCCGGTACGGACGGTGCTATCAAGCAGAGCACAACCGGAGGCATGCAGTATTCAGCGACGCCAGCGCTGAACGAGAATGTTACAAATGGTCTATCACTTGAGTATTGGGTGAAGTTTGAAGCCCTACCTGATGTGGATACCAAATTGATGCTGCGTAGCTCCGCAGTTAATGGTAGCCAGCCCGAATACTGGAAGTCCACCTATAAGACATCCACGGCCAAGCTTGAGTTCTCGATACTAATTGGCGGCGTGGCCAAGACAATTACGGGTGGAACTACGATTGTCGCCAATACTACTTACCACGTAGTACACACATATGACGGAGCGAATCTCAAGACATATCTGAATGGAGTGTCTGACGCAACCGCCGTAGCGCAAACAGGCAACATTGATGCCCAGAACATCACGCCTTACAAGGTCGGTAAGGTGCAAACAAGCGGATCGACTGCCTTAGGGAAGCTCCCTACAACTACTGGCCAGGGTGGCTTCGGCGGCGGCGCTCCACCCGGCGCGTGGACGAATGCTGCAAATATTGTCAGTTCAAACGATACTTATGCTACGGCCACGTCAACCAATGGAGGAACCGAATACATCTACGGTGGAGGATTAGGATTCGCGCTTCCAACGGGCGCAGTCATCACAGCCTATACGTTTGATATTGAGATGCATTCATCGAACTCCGGTGCATTTTTCGATATTGATACTTTCGTTCGCCCAACCTACAATTCAACGACAGGCCAGTTAAGTCACACATACAATAGTTACCAGTTCAGCGCCGCCGACCTAAACTACAACCTTTCTAGTTCTGCTGCTACTTACGGCACGCTTACGCCTGCCCAAATCAATGACGCAAACTTCGGATTTGCGGTGCGCTTTAAGGGTGTAAACGGAATCGTACTTAGTGTCGATAGGATTTCTCTTACCGTCACTTATCACATCCCAATTACGATGGATGAAGCTGCGGTTTACAACGCAGCGTTGACATCTACCGTTGTTGCGGACCATTATCAGACCGGCACGACAGGAATCTCTACTTCTACCGCAACTGTAGAGAAACAAGTTATCGGTGCTGACGGTACTTCCGATTTCATGCGGCTTGATATCGGTGACCTGAAAATTACCGCTCGCTCAACCGCGCCCTCCTTATGGCTGATGTGTAATGGTGCCGCCGTTAGTCGTACTACATACGCCGCATTGTTTACCGCCATTGGTACAACTTACGGTACAGGCGACGGTTCAACCACGTTCAATGTTCCCGACTTACGAGGCCGTGTACCGATAGCACCAGACGGCGGCGTAGGACGAGTAACAGCGAATAACGCACTTGGTAATTCTTCGGGTTCACAAGCACATACTCACGACTTTACCCACACTCACACACTATCTGGTACTACGGGTGGCGCGTCAGCGGGCGGTGGAGCAGGTGGGTCACAGTTCCGATTCGGAGATGGATTCCAGGATGTTCACAATCACGGTGTATTGGGTAATACGGCCAGCCAGAGCACTGCCACAACCAGCAGTGTAAACAGCCTTCCGCCTTATCAGGTCGTCAACTATATGATTTATGCCGGTGTGTAAGACTGATACACTTAATGCTGATTTACAACTTGAAAGGGGCAAAATGAAAAATGGCGAAGTAGTTCAAGATGCCGTAGTAGTTGAAGAAAACGATGTAAAGGTAAACACTACTCCTCCCGTTGTTGATGGACAGCAAAATCAGCAACCCACGGTACACGTTCTCGTAGAGCGAGACCCAGAGACCGGAAATATTGATGTAGATGTAATTGCTACTGGTGATGTACGAGCGACCGAAGTGGAATCTCTACTTAAGCTTGGACTAAACAAGTGGCGTGGAAAAATTAACCTACCAGGCTAAGGAGAATAATGAGCGATATCCAAGAAAATATCGAAGCAGCAGTAGCTAATGCAGCCGCGAAGATTGCCGAAGCTGAGACTGTCGAAGAGGCTCAGCAGTGGCAGAGCGTAATTTCGAATCTAACTGGTTCCTTGCAAAGCATTAATCGAGCGCAAGCGGAACCAGTGGCCGAAGAGCCTAAGAAAAACGATTCCTAATTTACACGTTCTAGTATAAAACTAGTACACTTACTCTTATACGTAATCTATGGATTACAATAGGTATGAGTGTGGGACAAAATTTTGACCAATTGGCCAGGAGCACTCCGCATAGCGGGAGCAGCAGTGCTAGCAGAACAAGGCCTCGAAGTGCTGTTGTTCGGAACCAGTCTAGCCGAGCACCCAGCATTAGTAATAGCAGCGCTAGGCGCTCTGGGAGCACCCGTTCCCAAGAAGGAGGAGAGCAAATGAAGCGCTGGCAAATCTTCCTAGTTAAGTTACAGCCGAAGCAAGTATCTCTTCCTGCATTCATCGCCTATTGGGTAGCATTAGGATTAGCAGTTCTAACGGCAGGATTAATATGGGGATTCTAGAGTGGCTTAGATCAACGGCTAAGGGGCCTGTTGCTTGGGGAGCCGTAATGGGCAGCTATCTAGCATTACTATTTATTGGTGCCTTTGCTTTTTATGCAAATGCTGATGAGCGTAACCGTGCTCTAAGCCAATTCTGTCTACAGCAAGAGAATCTCCATCAGACCAATATCACTGATCTGAAAAGAACGTACAACTATTTAACAAATCTAACTCCCGAGCAGGGGGCCGAATCTTTTAATCAAGCGATTATTCGATTCTTGCCAGATACAGAAAAGCGAGCGGCTATTGATGACGCCCCCGCTGTCTGTGACGAAACTTATAAGTCAGGAATCCTAGGACTAGGCGGCACACATGAATACGGTAATCCGGAACCCGATCCTATTTATCCGTCAAGACCTAAAGAAATCGGCAAGCTACCTGGGTCTGAATTCCTACCACCTCAGCCTCCTCCTGAAGATAATGATTCGGAGCGATAACTTGTACATGGTTGAGCGCTCCGCTAGCCCCTAGGCGGTTAGCTGCTCCCAACAAGAGGGCCAGGGCCAGGTGTATCTCGCGGCAGCCTGGTCCTTAGCCCTGCCTAGACTTCTATAGTGCTTCCTAGAGGCCGCGTGTAATCGGGCCTGCTCTCTAAAGCAACAATACGAGCGTTAAGGGCTTCGATTTTCTCTTCGTGATATCTCTTAATAGCTAGCATGCACCATTTGTGACCATCGTGTTCCCACCAGCCTCCATTAGGTGATCTAGCAGGAAGAAGGTAATAAGGACAGCCACACCAATTGCAATTCTGTGTTTCGTAAATACTCATTCTTCTCCTATATCTTCATGTGCAAAACAGAACGAAGAGGGCGGAACCCTTTCGTTGTAGCAGCCCACCATGGTACAGGTCGGTATCACTGGTCGGCGTTTTTGCCTTTTCGCAACCTTACTGTCTGATCGCTGATTCGGAATGAGCCACGGGTCTTCATCGTCCTCGGTTCTCCACTTCGCAATCTGGTCACGATGCTCCTCACAGAGGAAAGATTCTGGTGCTTTAGGTTTAGTACAGAAAGGATTGCCACATTCGCCCACACCACGACGACTGCGCTTACCTGGGTTTTTCGCCATGTTGGTACAATCCTAGCACATGGACATTCGCATCGATCTAGATGACAAGATAAGAATGCCCCTTAAGACTACTCCTACAGAAGTTGTCGAGTATCTCAAGGAAGCATTAAGTATTCCTAACATAGAAAAAAAGGAAGCTGCCAAACATCATCTCTGGGGCTGGCAGGATATGCCAGATACAGTCCAGCTTTGGGAGGAAGATGACAGAGAATTCATAATCCCTAGAGGTTTCCTCGGAAAACTTCACAAAGGTTTACAACAAATGGGGTTTAGAGTTCTGGCCGATGGAACTGGAACTTGTATAAATGAAGCTGCATATGAGGAACCCATCCTTGAGCCTCGGATATGGCAGGAAAAGGCGCTGTATGAGATTGACCGCCATCACGATGGAATCTATAAGGCACCGGCTGGGAGTGGTAAGACGGCCACAGTTTTATTTGCGATACAAAGACTCGGATTAAAAGCTATCGTCATCGTAAACACAAAAGACATTCTCTGGCAGTGGCAGGAAAGGGTGGAGGATTTCCTCGGCCCAAACGTAGAGATAGGACAAATAGGAGATGAAGACTTTTATGTCTCAGAACAAATCACAATCGCAACTGCACAAACTCTACATCGACGTTACGACGAATTGGTCGCTGATGGATTCTTTGATTCTTTTGGCTTCATGTGCTTGGATGAGTGCCATCATGCTACGGCAGATACCTACCGTAGGTTGGTTAACTCTTTTACCAGTGTATATCGCTTGGGCGTATCTGCTACGCCAGAGAAAACAGGAGACTTCAAACTCGCAGAGATTGTCCTCGGACCAGTCTTCCACACCACAGAACCGGACGAAGTAGATTCTTTAATAAAACCGAAAATTATTGTTGTTAATACGGATTTTTACTTTCCCTTTAGACCGACCGAATCACGTTATAGGAAAAGCAATTATCCAGAACTATTGAAGGCCTTGACAAATGATCCGAAACGAAATGAATTAATTAAAAATAAAATATTAGAAAATTCTGGAACTCATCAACTTGTCATTTCAAAGCGTTTAGAACACCTAGATCACCTTTACAATCTGGTAGAAGCCGCAGGATACCCAGACCCGATGATTAAATTGACTGGGAAGGAAAGTCCAGAGGACCGTCAGTATGCAAAGAACACCTTGGAAACTCGACCCTGCATTGTCTTTTCTACTCTCGCCGACGAGGCTCTTGATATTCCTCGTCTTGATCGTATCCATCTCGCTTATCCTCAGCGAAACACAGGACTAGTGACTCAGCAAGTGGGCCGAGTAGAACGACAGCACGATGACAAGACAGAAGCACTAGTGTACGATTACGCCGACCGAAAGGTAGGGGTTCTAGACTCTCAATACAAAACCCGTCTCTTTCAGGTCTATAAGAAAAGGGGCCTAGAAATTGCCACAATATGATTTCCAGTTCAGAGAGAAAGATAAGTTTAAGCAGGCGCAGAAAGATGCCTTTAAGAGAGCTAAGAAGAAAAGGCTTAACCAGAGGCTCCAACAGCAAGATAGACTACGCAATCTACATGATTATCCCGAAGTAAAACTAGAGAGACAATTAGCAGAACAAAAGAAGATTAATGAATTACAAAGAAAAAAGATAACTAGATTAATAAATAGAATGAAAGAACTAGAAAGAGAAAGGAAGAAAACAAAAGATAGTATTGATAAATTTAAAGAAACGTATATAGATATACCTGAAGAAAGAGAAACGATAGAGATATGAGTATGTCTTTTTGTAGTTCCAGTGGTATCTAGTCGTTCTACGGGCGTGTAATCACGCGCCGCTGGCATTTTGCCGAAATGTTTAGATTGAGCGCGGGTGGCGGAATAGGTAGACGCGCACGGTTTAGGTCCGTGTTCTTCGGTGAGTGTGAGTTCGAGTCTCACCCCGCGCATAAGGAGTTACAATAGAGAAAGTGGCAAATGGAGCCTGGGATACCCGTACTTGGGCCATTATCTTGATAGTGGGCGTATTCGCAATCGTCTTTGCCCGAGCCGAACAGGCTTACAGAGGAGTACACGATGTTCAGGAAAAGGCTTGTGAGGTAAATAACGACCGCAATCGGACAGCCGTTCGAGCCTTAATAGTTCTATCTCACGCCTCAAGCAACCGACGAGAGGCTTGGTCCGACATCTACGATCAGCTAGACGAGGACGATTTGACGAAACTGAAACCTGTAGCCGAGGTTATGATAGGATCAAACGCCGTCGAATCTCAGTCTTTGAGGGAGCTTGCAGATTACATTGGAGATTCAGCATTGAATCCTGCTCATCCTAACGCAAAGGACCCACAAGTACGTTCCCAATCTGACTGCTAGGGCCAGTGACGGGAATTGGCATACCTACCAGACTTAAAATCTGTGTGCTTGTTGGTTCGAATCCAACCTGGCCTACCTAAAAAATAAGGAGGGGAAAATGCTGTTCAGCTATTTAGTTGTGGTACTGATTATTTATCTTATGGTTCTGCTGATAGCAGGAGTGCCAGTGCTCCCGCAAAAGAAAAAGCCGTTCTACCACGAGTTTGGACGCGACGACGATCCTCAGATCGATAATGTCAAGCAGAATTACGTCAATGGAGTTATTGACCGAGAGGTATTTGAAGAGGCCCTTGAGGATGTTCTAAATGGCAAGCCAAATTCTTATGGCTCAGCACTCTACTCCCCAGGTAAAGAAGAAATAGAGAAGTCTGTTGATGTGGCGGAATACAGTCCCTCAGCAGAATTATGTGATCGTCTAATGAGTGCAGACGATATTGGGTTCTACCAAATAGACCAAGAGTACGGATATTTTGGATATCCACCCAGTACAGAACAGTAGGTACTACAATGGAAACTATGGCTATATTAACTGGTACACGTAGTTTTGTAATGGTAGACAGGGATCGTCACACATTAACTTTGTATCGGCGTCGTCCCTGGTCTTCGAAGTTCTCCGTCAAATTTAAACGCGACATTGCTGTTGGAGCGGTTGGACATCGTACTCCTCCTGGAATGTATGTGGTGTCTTCCAAGGCGAAGGACCCGTGGTGGCAGGCTCCTAACTCAGACTGGGTTCCTGACGAGATGAAGGGTCAGAGATTTCCTCCTGGCGATCTAAACAATCCTCTTACGGGTGCCTTCATCAAGCTCTGGAATGGGATCGGTATTCACGGCACTCGCAGCATCGATTCGCTCGGTACTGACGCCTCTCATGGCTGTATCCGTATGGCTACAGAAGATGTGCTTGAGCTATACGAAAAAGTGCCTGTAGGGACACCTGTTTATATACGTTAATTAGTTACACTAATTATGTGACTAATAAATCTGTTGATCGGCTGCGTAGATGTGGTCACTGGCTTGAGCGTTTTACACCTGATCCTGAAGTAATGGTAGTTATCCATTTTGCGTTAACAATTGGATGGGCCATTTCTCTGCCGGTTGCTATCATCACCGGCTGGCTATGGTCGATTGCTTTCATCTCAGCCTGTTCGATCTATGCTAACTTTGTCGGACACTTCTCAGCTTTTGAAGCGACTTTGGCGGCTCTCTTATCTAAGCGCCAAATAGACAATACCTAGAAGAGGAATCCACATGAGTGAACCTTGGGGCGCTAAGTACGTCTATTACGTTTACCTAGAAAAAAAGGATATGCATAGGAGCGCTTTAGATGGCGCTAATGCATTGTCGGAAGCTTATCCAGAATACAACTTTATTGGTACCAAAGTAGAGTTGGTTCAAGAAGAACCGATAGACCAAATCGCCACCTGATACACTGGTGCCGAGAGGGGCGGAATCGGGACGCAATACGGCGGGACTTGCGGGTCCTTAGCTAGCTATAAGCCCCCGCCCCTCATTTACTGCCTGTAGCGCAGCTTGGTAGCGCACCTGCTTTGGGAGCAGGGGGCCGTTGGTTCAAATCCAACCAGGCAGACTACATAATATGGTAATATTCGTTAATGGCAGATATTGGTAAGCCTGAACGGATTATCGAAATCGATCCAATTGATTTGCCGGATCGAGAGCCTGTACCAGACCCAGTACCTCAAAAGGAACCAGAAAAGATTCCTGCCTAATGACGGACTTGTATACCGAGCCAATCGCCGGTTACCGGACCTGGGTAATGGATGACACTGAGCCTATCATCACTGGCGTCATTCATAGAATGGTGTGGTCGCCGTTAGAGGACTCTCAGGCCGTTTGCAGGAAAAACGTATTAGGCAACGGTCGTCTACAGAAAGGCAAGCGTCGTAGTCGGCACAAGGTTCCTTGCTTGACTTGCCAGTGTGGGTTCTGGGCTTACGACAGCATGCATGATCTTAAACTTGCGACTAATTATTGTTGGGGCAGCATGCTTAAATCTGTACGAGGCGTAATTATTGCTTATGGCCGGATTCAATTGACTGAAAAGGGATTCCGAGCAGAGCGAGCTAGGCCGGTCGGATTTCTCCGATGGAATGATAGGCGAAGGCTGCCTAGCGCCGAAGTGAAACTAACGAATGATGAAAAGGAACAAAGGGAACACTGGAACGAACAGCTAGAGAAGATTGGTAAGGTGTATCGAGTCCCTATTGTCGATACCGAAAAAGAGTTAGCCGAAATCGCAAATGAATTCGGCACACCAATCTCCCGCTGATCCTGTATACTGAAACTCATGCCGCGTCGAAAGAAAAACATCCCCCATGGCACTTCCGGTGGCTATACCAATCACAAGTGCCGTTGCCCCAAGTGCCGTAGAGCTTGGCGAGAGTACATCGAGGCCCGCCGCAAGCGCATTGGCTGCCAGATGGAAGGCTGCGAGCGTGGCTACTACTGGGGCAGCATCAATGGGACCTATTATTGCAACCCACATTACCGTGAAGTTAAGGCGAGGATTTCGGAGCCTGTCGCGTCTTGACCTGATATGATCCTCCGAAACGAACGGAGGCCGCATGTCAACTTATTATGATGTGGACGATCTTCTGAATCGCGGGAAGGTGATTCAAGGTCTCATTGACTCCTTTGGTGCAGTGCCGCTAGACTCTAATCCAAGGAAGACAGGCTTTGCTGATTCTGGAAAGGAAAAGGATGACGAACGAGGAACTGGGCAAGACAATAGGTAATGGAGATAAAAAGAGCCGTAGTAAAGCTGAGGCAGCTAAGGAGCGCAATCAGCATGAGGCAGATGGGTGGCCGACTGTGGAGGGCCGTCCGTTAGTAAAGATTCAAATGCAGGCCAGCGAGATTATCCCTACAGGGCAGTATGCAAATGTTGCCGTAGGCCCCGCAGTTATTACTGCATTTATCGATCCACATAATGAAGATGGATTCTCTGAGGACTGGAAAGAGAACGTCACCAAGGCCGTGAACCAACTAGCCGAGCTAGTGGAGCGTGACGTTATCGGAGTACAGAGGAATCTAGTGCTGATGTCGTTGCAGGATCAGGTGAATGATGGCTGACCGCATTTATATTCCATCTCTGCTCTCTCAGAAGCTAGGCATTTCTACTTACACCGCAAAGGTGCATTGTTCAACAGCCGTGTTGTCAATCGATGACCGGCCCGTACCTATCACTCAAGCAGATGATCGCTACTGGGTTAATGTTGAGGAAGAGGATTACGGTAAGAAGTTGACGGTGAAGGGTAATACGAACACCTACGTTGTAACGCTTGAAAAGCTGACGGGGGAAGAAGAAGACGATTCTCGTGACATTCGGGGGCTGACATAGACACTGAAAGGGCGGTCCTTTCGAGAGTCATTCAGACCGGAAATTTTGCAGCACTCGCGTCTAAGGGAATCCGTGAGGACCATTTTCACGATGAAATGTGTCGAAGGGTATTTCGCTACATCAGCGATTACCGCTTGGCATATGGAAAGCCGCCCGGATTAGCGGCAATTAAGAACGATGTTCCAGGCTGGCAGATGGAGAATGTCTCCGAGCCAGTTGAGTATGTAGTTGATCGTTTCGTAGGTTATGTAAAGGCACGTCGTGCGCGTGGGCTTCTGTACGAGCTTGCGGAGGCGCTAGACGATCCTGACCCGAAGCGACGAGAGAACATCGACACGGAGTTTCTGGAAGCTGCTCGTTCTCTGATGACGGACATACCGAGCGCAGGCGTCAGCCGCTTCTCGGATATGCTCGACCGTCTGGATGAGTACGAGGACCAGAAAGAAACTGGTGCAGTTAAACGAGTTATGTGGGGCTTCAAAACGTTGGATGAAGCCACCGGAGGATTGCAGCCGCATGAGCTAGCGACAGTAAGTGGGTTCTCAGGCTGCGGTAAGTCCACCATGCTTATGCAGATAACTCGTAATGCCTGGGCATACGGGAACAAGATTCTGTACATCTCTCTTGAGATGGAGGCGAATGCAATCCTGCGTAGGCTCGACTCGATGGAAGCGCCGTTCGATTACAACTCGTTTAAGAAATTTAATCTGTCTCAGGAGGAAGTAAATCGGTATCGGGATCGAGCACTCAGTTTGCAGGAAGCGGAGAAAGACATCATCGTCATCGACAGTATCCGCAACTGTACGCCGGATCACATTTATTCGGAGACGATTAAGCACACTCCCGATTTGGTCGTTGTGGACTACATCAGCCTTATGAAGTCCGGCTCTGCAAATACCAAAGCGAAGAACTGGGAAGTGTTGTCTGACATTACTCAGGAGTTGAAGCAGAACGCCCGCATTCTGAAAGTTCCCATTGTCTGTGCAGCCCAGACTAATAGGTCAGGAGCAAAGGACGGAGCAGAACTAGACAACATAGCCTATAGCCAGTCCATCGTCCAAGATTCTGATATCGTAGTCGGGCTTCACGCCGACAAAGAGATGAAAGACGCCAATCTCAGAGAGATTAGATTACGTAAGAATCGTGATGGACCGTTGAAGGAGTTTATGGCTAAATGGGACTACGAAAATATGGATTTCAGGGAAAAGAGAATGATGGAGACCTAGACGTGGCTAAGACTAAAGATTCATATGATAAGCCAAATGACTTTGGAAAGCTGTATGATGCTTGTAAGGAAGCAAGTCTAGACTGCCAACTCCATATGTATGGAACTGGTAAGAAGGCAGGTCTTCAGATTGAGGTCTACAAGGCTGATAATGAGCAGGCTGTAGACAAGGAGCAGGTCAAGCCGAAAGAGAAGCCTGAGACTGCTGCCAAGAGGATGATGAAGCGCATGTTGGATGAAGGAAAGTTCGGTTAAAAACCAATGAAAGGTAGTAATTTGAAGTATATTAAAGTAGTATTGCTGGCGATGCTGGCAACGTTCGTATTGAGCGGAGTAGCAGTGGCCAAGAAGCCAAGTGAAAATCCTGGCCAGGGTCATACGCCAGTAACTATTTGCCACCATGCGGGGCCTCATCCTGCTAATTGGCATACCATCACCGTGGATGATGACGCCGTTCCGGCCCATCTTGCTCACGGCGATACAGTTGGCCCGTGTCCCGTAGTTGAACAGCCACCTGTTGTTAATCCGCCCGTCAATCCTCCGGTAGAAGAACCTCCTGTTGATGAGCCAGAAACTCCGGTAACTCCGGATGAGCCTCAAGAGGGTAATACGCCCAAGGAAGTACACAAGAAGCACAACGTTCCTAATAAGCCCGAGGTTCAGAAGGATGTTCCCGTTGCACCAAATACAACGTCAACTCCTGCTGTAGATAACACTCCGGTTGTAGCGAACAACGCTAGTGACACTCTGCCCTATACCTGCATTGATGCTTGGCTGTTGTTTGTTATTGGAGCAGGCCTGTTGCTGATTGGCTATGGATTGTTCAAGTCCAAGCTTCTCCGCTCTGATGGCTAACGTCCACGTTGGAGGTAATCCCTGTCCCGGTGAAGGTGCCGGGTACAGGGGTTCCTAATGGCTTATCCATACGTCTGTACCCCTTGTCTGGCAGGAGAACATGAGAACTGTCAGAAGCACAAGGACATACCGCCACCTGAGTCTGGGCTAATCGGAGGCGGACACTGTATTTGTAGACACGAAGATAAGTGGTCTTCGTTTGAAAAGAATGTAATTAAGAATCAGTTAGGCAACATTGGAGAAGACGAGTAGGCTTCTAAGCCAAATAGATGCGGAACATTTCTTAAGCATTCTTGGAATCGAATTCGATAAACCCAAGAACAAGGAGATTAATTTCCACTGCCCATTCTCCGGGCATAACGATGGCGACCGTACTCCGTCTGCCTACATGAATACAGAATCTACGGCTTGGTTCTGTCATGGCTGCCATAAGAAGGGCACAGCGGTAGAATTCGCTATGCTCTCCCAAGATATATCTCGGATCAAGGCGTTACAATTGTTGCGCGAGAAGTACGATCCTGGG